GTTGATATTTTAATCCTTTTGATAACTTACAAGTTTCCTCGGGATATTTTAAAACAATACATTTAATATTTAATTTTGTTACTTGTTTGTTATCCATTAATTGTTTAGTTGTAATAACCTTTCTAACTGGACCAAATAAACTTTCTAATTGTAATGAATGTATTTTTTGTCCATTTAAAGTTCCAGTAACACCAACTCGATAATCGGCATTAACGCATTTTTGTACAATACCTGTTAAGCTATTTGCTGATGCTAAATGAGCTTCATCACATAACACAAAATCAAATTGATCAAAATAAGTTCGGCTCTTATGATTAAACAATGATTGCCAAGTGCTAATATATAAATGTTTTTCTGCATTTTTATCTTGACCAGCAAATATCATATGAATATGTTTATTTACATCCCATCTATTATGACTTGAGTAATCAGCAAAATCTGATGTAAGTTGATGACATAATGATGTGTTTGGAACCAACAGTAATCCTTTCTTTCTATTATGCGCTAACAAGAATCTAACAATAATATAAAGAATACAACTTTTACCTGATGACGTTGGAGATAATAACATTAAACGTTTTTCGTTAAGGAAATCTAAAACGCCTTTAAATTGATAATCTCTAACCTCAATTTTCTTTCCATTAGAATGGATATCTAATGAAGTAATAAATTTGTGTAACTCAGTGTCCGTAACTGGGTCGTAGTTATCTTTATAATTGTGTTGAAGGGTATAGTCCCTATCTTTAGCAAACGCCTCTAATTGAGGGATTAAACCGATAAAAAACTCCATATCTCCATTTGGTAATATTTTTGCTAGGCGAACCTTTCCATCCCATAATCTTGCTTTATAACTGGGCATAAATTTATATCCAGTAGCAAAAAAAGAGAAGTAATCGCTTAGTTCCTGTGCAATACTTTTGTCGCATTTTAGGATGGCATAAGTTTCGTTATGTTTTTCAATTTCAATTATCATTTTAATTTCCAGCTAGGAATCTAGTGTATGTCATATATTCTCTTAATTGCCAAGTTCTGTTACCGAGTTCTTTAATTATTGCCTCACAAACATATATACATTCCTCATAGTAGGCTTTCTTTTCAAGAATTTTTATTAAAAAATCGTCAGCTTCAAGATACGTATCGATATTACCTTTGGTGCCAATCTTTAAGTCGAACTGATCCCACCCATACTCGTCTAAGGTTTCCTTTGCAAGATTTCCTAGGTAATACTCCCTACGAACTTTTTTCATCCTTGCATGGTCGAATTTTGCTTTCTGTGCAGCGAGTCTATGCTGAGAAAGAATCTCGACATATTTCGCGTGCAATAAAGGGGTATTAATTAATTCTTGGTGAGGTTTTGATTCGTCGATTTTACTATCAATTTTCCAATATTCTATAATTGTATCAAGTTTTATCATTTTATATTCTCAAGTAAACATTACGAAAATATATAGGCTAGCCAACTAAAGTCAATTCATACCTTTTAAACCTAAATGTTGCAGTTGCTGTCATTGTTTTTGCAGAACTAACCCTAACATCAAACGGTATAGCAGACAGATAAACTGGAAATAAATCTATAAAATGGATATTTACCTTTGGTTTATCAGAAGCTGGCGATAATGTTGTTAATATTGCGTCAGCATATTGTGGAGTATTTATATATTCATATTGACTATATTTTGATAATTTATTTAAATTAGCATAATCGTCCCAAGCTTCAGCTTGCGTATATCCTTTAATCCAATAATATATTGAAGTCCAAGATCTCAATTCCTCATCAATAAGAAACTCGATAGATAAATCTTCGTATTCCATTTTATCTCCTGGGACGCCCATATCTCTAAACGGGTTTACTTGAACCGTGCTTTGAGAATTTACTCCTGGAAGATTTACTGCTTGACAGAAGAATTGAACTTCCATTAATCTAGGAATCGTAAAAATAAATTTTGCTGACTGTAACAAATCGGTATTACAGATGTTTGTATCGTTAAGAGCCATAAAAAATCCTTATAATTTATTTACTTGTATTTATAAAATTCTAAATACAAAAAAACGCTTTACTTTTTTTAATTTATGTAGTAAAATATATTTGAATCTTACAATAGGAGATATAGATGGTAAAAGTTGTAGTTTTAAAACCGGAAGAGGTAACTCCAAGACCCGATTTGGTTGGTAAATGGCTTGATGAAAGTCATTATAGAATATTAGTTGAGGAAGATTTAGATGTATATCTTCCTCCAGATTGCGCAGATTTTACTGCCGAAGAAAACTGTAACAACAATATGGAATGCAATTCTTGTCACAAAGGGTTATCTGAAAAGAATATTGTGTTTAAGTTCCGTAAAAATTTCTTTAATAAAGAAGAAGCTGATGCAGCTTATGCAGGGTTACGCGATGCAGCTGTTGAAACTCAAAATCGAGGAATGGCTGGTGGTCCAAGAACTGCTACATGCGCGGGAAGAGAATGGGTTACTGACGAACAATTTGATTTACTAGAATTCTTTGCTTATAAAAATTCAACTTCAGTATTCGGTGGTTATACTCCAAAGGCGGATGTTGATTTAATTAGAGCAAAATATAAAACTCTTAAATCTGATGATAGTCGTGGCGTTGTTTGGTTAACTGAACAGATTAGAGCTGAACAATTTGTATTTAATGACTTTATCGATAAATTGTGTATATTAACTATTGATGAAGCAAAAGTTGAAGCTCAGCGAGTATTGGATAAATTGATTAGTAAAACGACTTATGCTAATGTCGTAAATTCTGGTATTGCTGGGTGGTATGATAGATATCCTAGGATTCCTTTTGGTAGACCGACTACATATACAAGAGATAATCCAGAAAAGTTTGCTAAATCGTATCCATTCTTGCAATCTTTAGCTAAAGGTTTTAAAGATATGTTGCCATGGCGTTATGGTAATCAAAAACGTGCTGCTGAATCGATTGATCAAAGATTTGTTGTACCGGAAACTCCGTTTACAACAATTACTGTAAATAGAGACTTTAGAACAGCGGGTCATTACGATCCTGCTAATATGCCGGATGGTTTTGCTAATCTTTGTGTAATTAGCGATAATGATAATTACACAGGATGCTACTTGGTGTTCCCTGAAATTGGATATGCGGTTGATATTAGACCTACTGATTTATTATTAGTAAATAACCAAGCCGGTTTACATGGTAATACTGAAATGATAAAACATGATCCAGACGCAGAAAGAATTTCTATTATAGCATTCTTTCATGAAAGAATGCTAGAACTCGGTTCATATGATTATGAAGATGCACGAAGAGAATTTATTGATAGTCGTAGGTTAAATTTATTGCACCCAGATCAAAGATATCGTTGGAATGGTATCAGCCCTGGAATGTGGGCTGATACTCCAGATAAAAATTATAATTATTCTACATCAAAAGAATGGTATAATTTTTTAAAATCAAAAGGATCTATTGGGGAAAAATGGTTACAACAACATCACCCTTGGTTAAAAACTGCAAATGAATCAAATGGGTTAGAAGACTTCTTCTAACGAATGTAGGTTAAGGTTGGGAAAATCATGTATCTTTCCAACCTTAATACATTTCCATCCATTTTGATGTAATTTAATTTCTCGAGAAACGTTTAGCATACCGCTATAATTTAAATTTAATTTTTTACATATTTCTTTTAACCCTAAAATAAAATACGAATCCCCATTAGGAGAAATTATGTTATAGATTTTTCTATGAGCTAAAGCTGATTTATTTACAGCTTCTTCAGATCGTTTTCCTGATGCATTGGTATTTTTTAAATTTTTCCCTGTTCCATATGTATTTCCAATCATTCTTTTTGCTGTATTTTGTTTTTCACTGTCAGATATTATTCTATTTTTTTGCCCTATAGATATTTTTTTACGAGTATATATTGATGGATTTGATATCCCGTCTCCGCCATCAGTTCTATTTAATAGAATTCCTGTTCCTAAATCTTTTCTTCCATACCATTTAATTAATTTTCGTTCTATAGCTAATGCACCGATTTCTGTTAAATTAGTTTCAACAAAAACTATATAATTTTTGTCTTTAGGAACAGGAACTTTTCCGTGTTTTTTAAATGCTCTATTTTTTATACCTTTTCCTATATAATATGGCGTGCCGCTTTTTGCTGTTATTGAATCGAATGTTCTTATGTATGCATAAACATAATAGTTTAAGGTAAATTTATTTTTATTTGTATAAATATTTTTGCTGGGCATTGATATTCTCTATGAATGTTAAAACGAATGTTTAGAGCTTATAGATCTGCCAGGATCGTGATAAGCATTTTTTTTGCTTTACAATATCAAAATAATATAGTATAATATATTTATATTATTTTTAGTTAAAATTAAAGGGTAGATTATGAAATTGAATATTGCAATTCCTTCGTATAAACGATCTGATACGCTTAGAGATAAAACTTTAAGTGTATTGGAAAAATATAATGTAGATCCAAATACAGTAACAATCTTTGTTGCTAATGATGTCGAAAAGACTGCTTACGAAACATCATTAAAAGATAACATTTATAACAAAAATATTGTTGTAGGTGTTGTTGGTATGGGACCAATTAGAAACTTTATTAGAAATTATTATGATGAGGAGGAATTTGTTGTAAACTTTGATGATGATTTATCAAGTATTATGAGAAAAGCTCCTGCTGATGAAAAGAAAATGGAGCCAATTGAGGATATTAATGTAGAAGTATTTGAACCAATGTATAATATCATGCAGGAGAACGAAAATATGCTCTGTGGTGTCTATGCAGCGTCGAATGCTTTTTTTATGAGTTATACCCCTAAGACTGGTTTATATTACTGCATTGGTTCGCTGTGGGGCTGTATTAACGATAAACATCAAGATCGTATGGTTCAACTATGCGATAAAGAAGATTTTGAGCGAACTCTTCAACATTATGTTCTTGATGGTTCAGTTTCGCGATTAGACAATATTACTGTTATATCCAAATATTATACTGAAGATGGAGGAATGCAAGTTGAACGAACTCTTGAGCGTATTGATAAAAGTGCTGACGATTTAGTTCGTAGATTTCCCGATTTATGTACAAAATATGTTCGTGAAACTACAGGTCATGCTGAATTACGTTTACGAGATACCAGTGGAGGTAAATATCAAAAATCCACGTCTTTTGGTTTAGATAGTTTTTTCTAAACTTTCAAATAGAAAAAGGGAGCCGAAGCTCCCTTTTTTGTTTCATCCATGAAACACAACTAAATTACATCAAGTTTTTCACAGCAAAGATTCTGTAATAGTTGTTGCTACGTGGAGTAATCAAACCTTGACCTTGGGTTGTACCTTCAGCGAATGGATTTGCTACTAAACCGTAACGAGTTTTGAAGCCGATTTTTGGTTGGAAAGTACCTGGATCAACTGCACGAACCATTTGTAAAGGAACGTATGGGCAGTAGAATAAACCAGAGTCATAAGGGCTTGTACCTTTATAACCAACAGTACATAATTCAACGTTTTGGTATGAACCGCCGAAGTAAGGATCGATATAAACTTTGATACGACCATGTAACAAACCAGCATATGTATTACCAGTGTCATCAACTTGTAAATCAGCAGATAACGCAGGAGTATATTGTAATACACCAGCCATAGCTAGAGCAGAAGCAACGTCAGAAGAAACGATTAAGATGTTACCTTTTCCTCTACGAGTTGTTTTAGCGATTTGATTAGCTTCTCTTTCGATATGATAAATCAAACCTTTGAATCTTTCAACTGACCAACGACCATTTGAGTCTGTATCTAAGTCGAATACGCCTGGAGTAACTGTACCGAATTGAGCGCCAGCTTTAGCTACTGTATAGATTGTACGAATTACTTCGCGGTTCATCTCAGCAAGAATTTCTGTAGATAAAACGTTTGATAATTCAGTTTCAGCATCCAAACCATGGATTGCTTTCAAATCTTGAGCCATTTCTAAGCTGTATTCAGCTTTCAATGCACGAGTTCTAGCAGAAACAGTAACTTTTTCGATTGAAATTGACATTTCGCCGAATACAGTACCAGCACCATCGCCTAATACTTCGCCCATAGCAGTTGTCATTGCTTGACCAGAATCAAACGCTGAATTAGCTAATGGACCTGTAGAACCTACAGCTGAGTTTGCTTGACCTGTAGTAGTTGAACCACCTGTGCCGATAATACCAGAGAAGATAGTATTAGCTTCGTTATAGAATGCTTCAGTACCGCCACCGTTAGGGAATGTACCGTTACCTTGAGCGCCATAACGTGAACGTAGAGCAAAGATTAATCCAGTAGGACCAGTCATTGGTTGAACGCCAGCTACGTCATAAGCAATCAAGTTAGGTAAAGCACGACGTACTAAACTGATTAAAATTGGATCGAAGTTAGAAATACCGCCAGTTGTATTAGTTGGTGTTCCTTCCATCAATGTTTCGCGATCTGAATCCATCGCTGCTTGTTGATTTTCCAATACAATTGCAGTAACTGCTTTTTTGTATGGGTCAGTAATTTTTGCTAATTCTGGATGATCCAGAACTGGACTCCATTTATTTTGCAATTCTTCGTTTAATAAAGCCATTTAGATAAACTCCTTAAATTTTTATTTTTATTTTAAAATTGTTTGTGAAATACGTGAAGCATAAGCAGCAATTGTTGGGTCAACTCTTTTTGCTGGTTTTACTTCTTCATTTAAGTCAATAACGTCATTTAAAGATTCGATAGAAGCGGGTTTAACAGTAGATACCGAGAAATAAGATTCTTTAATATCTTCCATTTGTGTAACAAAATCATTTTCGCTTACAAATTCTACGCTCTCTGCAATAGTTTTAATTTTTTCAGCTTGAGATAATGTTAATCCTTCACATACTGCGTGAAGAGCTTCAACTTTCTTTTGTTCTGACAATTTTTGTTTCAAGTTAATGTTTTTATTCATTTCTTCATTAACTTGTTTTTCTAATGCCTCTACTTTAGAAGCCAATTCTTCTACTACATCGAATTTTTCTTCAGGAATATCGATATAGTGTTCTTCGAATACGGTTTTCAAAGACTCAATAAAGCCTTCTGCAATTTCAGTTCTTAAGCCTGATTCAACTGCTAATTTGTTTTCTTCCATCCAAGATTCAGTAACGTAATCTAGATATTCATCAACTTTATCAGTAAAATCTTCTTTCATGTCTTCATAAGCTTCTTCGAATTGTGCAACATAATGCGCTTCTAATTCTTCAGCTAATTCGCCAACTTTAGATTTAACAGCAGCTTCAAAAATAGCAGATGCTTTACGTTTGAAACTTTCTGATAAGTTTTCGCCAGCCATTAATGCTGCGATATCTTCGTTTACTTCTTCTTCATCTTCGTCTGGTTCGCCTTCTTCATTAACACCTTTTTTAGGATGAAGATTTACTTTTGTATCAACTTTAGAAGAAGCTGCAGCTGGTTGTGGAGCTAATTTTTTCATTGGTTCAGCGCCAACAGGTGGTGTTTGCCCTGGAGGAGTTGCAGATGGAGCTTCAACGCTCAATTTTTCCCAATCAGCATTACCTACGTCGTGAGGCGTTATTTTATTAACTGTATCATGTAATTTTTCGCCTTCGCCAAATTTATCTTGTTTAGCGCCTTTGTCTTTTCTATTGCCGTTCAGAATATCCATTGCAGCTTCAGAAAGATTTAAATTTTTATCTTGTGACATCAAATATCTCCTATTAGATTTTTATAATAATTATTTATATAAATTAAATTTTGTATTAAAGTTTTCTTAAAAAGTTTTCGAAGATTTTAAGAGCCATCGGTTCAACTTCTTTAGCTGTAAGTTTTCTTAAAGTATCTCTTGATTCTTGTAAATATTGTTCAACCCAGCCTTTTCCTTCAACAAACATCCATTCCTTTCCTTCCATTAAACCTTCGACATAGCAATCTTTACCTGATGGATCTAATACAATATCAACTGTTACTAAACGAAAATCTGGTTGGACGTATTTAATTCCATTAGATTCTTTGATAGAACCCAATCCTCTTGTTGATACGCCAAAATTTACGCCAGCATCAATAAAAGATTTTACGATGTTTCCATTAGGTGTATCTAAAACTTTAGCTTCACCGTAGCAACGGTGATCATCAAAATCCAATTTAGTAATAAGATGAGATACTTTATCTGGATTGATTTGTGGTCCTTCTGGGTGAGACAATTCACCTAAAGATCTACGGGTATCAATATAATCTCTTTTATATCTTGTTACTTCAGGTAGCATATGCTCTTTTACATAAACTCTGCCATTTCTATTTTGTTCATTACAGTGAATGAAATACCCTTTAATCGTATGATTCTTTTTACCGTTAGCTTCTTCTACTAGAACTTCTGTTTCGGTAAACTCATTTAACAATTTCATCGTTTGTTAACTCCTGTTGTTGACCAGATTCTTCCGATAAATCTGTTGATTGTAATTGAGCAGCCTGTTCCAAAATTTCTAAGAAACTTTTATCTGAAACGTGTATTTGTTCTGCTAATTGTTCATTTTTGCTAATAAAATTTAAAATAACATCAGCGCATTCTTTATTTATATTTAACTCTGAAGAGTCATTAAAAATAACAACTCCAATATCATCATTTTCTGATATTTGAGTTAATTTTTCTAATACTGATTCTGTTGTATTTGAAAATTGAGAACCATCTAATGGAACAGTAACAAATTGATCCAAATGTTCTGAGTGATAAAGAGCAACTTGTTGTCCATTAGGGAATCTTTGAATATAAGTTCTTTTTAAGATTAAGATTTGCGGTAAATCTCTATGTATTTTTTTCTTATTAGTCATAGTATGGGTTTTTTGAAGTTTTATCGGATTGTTGTTTAGAGTTTGCTCTTCCTATAGATGGATCTTGGTCATTAGTATCTTGACTATTTGGTATTCCGTCTCCATCTGGATCAGCATTTGGATCTTGCCCATCATCGCCACCATCTCCTCCGCCTAAACCTGCCATTGGATCATTCATTAATTTTGGGTCTGGATATACTTGATCTTTAATTTCTTGTGCAATTTGTTTTTGCATTTCTTCAATTTCATCTTCATCCATTTTAAGAATATTTTTTTGGATCCATGCTTGAGAATAATAAACACCTTTATATGGATCAACGACTGCTAGTAAATTTAATCTATTCTGTAATAATTCTGAATCTTTCATTTCAGCATAATTATTATCTCTAACAAAATCATAATCAAAATCTTGTTTATATACATCAAACTCATCATCAGAACAAATGCCTTTTAATTGGCATTGAACTTTTAATGCTTGATCGAACACATCTGTAAATTTGTTTCTTAATCTTTGAATAAATTTATCAAATTTAATTTCGTCACGAGAAATTACTTGATTTGTACCAACATCAAATGCACTATCTGGTTGAACTAATCTAGAAAATGGAACGTTAAGAGCTTTATATAATTTTTTCTCGAAATATTCTACCATTGACATATCATCAAATGCAGCAGATGATGGTAACGTAGTAATTTCTGTTGATTTATTATCAGAGCGTCTAGGTAGCCAGAAATCATCCATCATAGAAAGGAATCTTCTATCATCTCTGATTTCGCCTGTTGTGGCATCGTAAACGACTTTATTTTTATATTTGGTCATAATATCTTTAAGATATTGTTCTGCCTTCATTTTAGGTAGATTACCAACATCAATATAAAAAATACGTCTTTCTGGAGCTCTTGATACTTTGTAAATTACGCTAGCATCTTCAATCATTCTTAGTTGATTTAGAGGTTTGATGCATTTATGTAAATTACTTAATATAATTGATCGTTTTGCGTCTAATAACCCTGATGTAACGCAAATCATTGAATCTGGGGCAATTCTTAATCCGGAATTAGTTAAATTAGATTTTGTTGATATAGTATCAGAATAGATATAATATTCAACATAACCGGCGACAATATCGTATCCAGTAGTTTGATCTTTTACTTTTTTAATTTCGCGAATTTTTGTAATTTTTCGTGGATCTGTATATCTTAATTCTTGAATACCTGCATTTGGGTTTGCTTTATCAAGAATAATATTATAATACATTCTTCCATCAATATAATATCTTCTAAAAATATCTTGACCCAGTTGTTTAAAATTCAAAAGAGTCAAGATATTATCAAATTCATCTTCAATAGCTTTTTTTATTTTTGGTGCAACTTTTAAATTATCTAATTTTAATTTTACAATAACACCATCTTCATTGATAATAGCTTCATTAATAATATCATCAACTGCACTTTCTATCTCTGGCTGCATAGCCATTTCACGATATCTAGTGATTAATTCTACGTCATTTTTATAATTTGAATCTAAATCAATAGTTGTGCCATAATGGGCTGCTGCAGTAATAGTTACTGCACCATCATCTAACACTGGTGCTGAAAAAGAAGGTAGCACTTCCTGTGCTGGTGTATCTTTCCCTATTTTAAAACCGAATAATGAGAATTTAGCCAAAATAAAATACCTTTTTAATAATTAATAGTATATTCTTATATATTAGGTTACAGAATCTGATTCCCAATATTGATACGAGAACGTCACATTAAATTCTTCAATTCTATCGTTTGAACCCCAATCAACTTGAATAGGATCAACTGTATTAGGGAACATACCAACAAATTTATATGCTTTAATTGGGGTTCCAATTTTACTATATTGTGTTACTGTAGCATCAGCGCAATATAATTGCGAATTGATTGCTCCAGCAGCACGAACGTTTTGTGAATGACTATTTAATTTATCTGACCATCTTTCGAATGCATTTCTTACGATAAAATCTTCGTCATTAATAATCGTCAAACTCCAATCTGGGAATTGTCTATCGCCAGCAAATTTTACTTGACGACCAAAATAAAATTGTGTAGCAACACCTACGATTGATGGTGGTAATGATGTTGCATGAGCCATAAATGTTAATTTTTGAGATGCAATAGGTGAACTTGCAACTGTTGGAAATGTTAAAGACACTGAAAATAAATTAGGTCTCGCTCCATCACCAATCATTGCCGATCTAAATTCTGCAATATTGAACGCCATGTTTGGATACTCCTTGTTAAAAAATCGTAATTATTCTTTTAATTATTTATATGAGCCAGTAACGAATTACTGGCTCACAAGTTCATTATTTAGAATTTACCTGCAATTTCAGTAAAGTCAACACCAGTACGAACTGCTACGAAATTCAACTGGATAAAGTTGATAGATCTAGCTGGTTTAATGTAAATATCACCAACAAATCTATTTGTATCAATAACTTCAGCAGTATTATTTGTTTCATCGCAAACTACTTTAAAGTCGTAGATACCTCTACGCCCTTTTACATCTCTTAAGAATGGTTCAACCATAGACACAAATTGAGCTCTTGTAAATGCATCATTGAATTCAAATAGAGAGTATTTAGCCGCAATAGCAATTGCTTTTTCAAGAACGATAAACAATCTACGAACATTAATACGATCAAATGCAGATGGTTTTGTTTGCATAGTTTTATCGCCATATAAAATAATACCTTCACCTGGAAATGCAACAACAGGATTAATACCATTTTTATACAATTCATCTCTTTGAGCTTTAGACGGATTCCATGATAATTTAATTGCATTCAAAATTTGACCGCGATTAAATCCAGCAGGAGACCACCATGGATCTCTAATATTATCAGTTCTAGCGCATAATCCAGCAATATCGCCGTTTAATGGGACATAACGATATTTGTTATTGTATTTATCAAATTGATATTTCCATCCAGAATCAAATACTGAATATGATGTAGAAGGAGTTAATCCATTTCTATATTCAATAATATTATCTAAATTAATAGATTCAACTGCATCAGCTCTAGTTGGAGAAACAAATGCAACGCAATCTTTTCTTTGATTTACGATATCCAATGCATGATTTACAACAGTTATATCATTATCTCCAGTAAGAACTAAAGAAATATCAACTTCGTCAGGATTTGCAAATAAATCGTAAGAGGAATATATATCTGCTGTAGTTGGAGCAACATCAGTTCCTCCAGATAATTTACTTGAATAATTTTTTAATCTATCGAATTCTAAACCTGTGTCGCAAGTAGAACCCCAATTAGAAGATCCAACAAGGTGATCAGCTACATAAACATATTTTGATGCATTAAAAAGTTTGGTTACATAATAATTTGGAGAACCGTCATCTGTTCTTGCATCATCAGCTTTAGATACATGAGAGTATTTCTCTAATACAGTATCTCTTTCTCCTGAGAATTTGCCATCGGTATCAATAACAATAATATGTATTTCATCATTTGCAGAAGTTTTTCCTGCTGCATAAACTGAAGTTCCCGGAGCTGAATCAAATGCAGATGCATATGCCCATTTTGTTGATGTTGTTAAATTGGTTACACTAGCAGTCATTGGTTCAGATATTACAACTGATGTTGTATTTGCATTTACTGCAGTAACGCTAACTACATCATAACTTGTTCCGCTAATAGTAATAATATCACCAGAAGATAAGAATGTATTAGCATATCCTGTATTTAAAATTACAGTAGAACTTGCTGATGTTGTATTTGCAGTTAATCCGGTTTTTAAGAAAGAATCTGATGAAGAGCAAACGCTAACAGTTAATGAATTGCCGAATGTTCCAGGATAACGACCATAAAATCCACCAAATTTATTAATTGATCCAGCTTCAAAATTTAGTTCATAATCTTCTTCATTTGAAATACTGACATTAGTTTGATATGCTGGTAATGTAACAGAAGCCCCAGAAGTATCACCGACCAAGTTATTATAAACAACAACTGTATTACCGCTAACTGTATTTGCAGTTAGCGTAAATTGATTAGTTCCATCTGGAGTTGTTACTTTAAATGTATCGCCGCGTGTTATATATGATGATACTTCATCAGTAAATACAACATTATTGCTTGCACTAACTGTAGTTGCAGTTAAATTTCCTAAATCGATAAAATCAGAAATACTTGTTGAGTTAAATGTATTTGAATTATCGATAGCTCTTACAACTCTAAGATTGTTTGTATATGCTAAGAAATTTGCTGCTGTAAAAAATGATGTAAAATTGTTATTATTCGGTTTTCCGAAAATTGATGCTAATCTGTTTTCTGAGTCAACTAATACTCTAATTGCCGCTGGTCCCCAGCTAAATTGCCCAGCAAATGCCCCAATAGAAGAACTTACGCCTGGAACGACGTTAGTTAAATCTATTTCAGATACATTTACTCCTGGCGATAATTGAAATCCCATAACTTATACTCCTTGTTAATAAAATAGAAAATATCTTTCATGCAAGTATTTATAATTTTGGTATTTTATGTTTAATAATAAAATGCTGCAGGTTGAACAACTTCCCATAAATCTCCATCTTCTAAAGTAAATCTATCCATTAATGGGTTACTAAATTGCGGCATAGGTGGAACATTAATATCATCTTCTTTGATATAATTATTTTCTATTTGTAATCTTTTACGAATATCTGTAGAAGATAATTCTATAAACAATTTTTGAGTAGATAACCACGCAAAAATTACAAGAGTCATTGCTAAATCATCATTAGCTCCCTCTTCAGCTGCAAATGAATTATTTGTTGCAATAAATCGAGTTAGTTCATATATTGTTTCGCTAGAATTAATTCGTAATTTATCAGTTTCAATTAACGTTTTTAATGTAGTACACCCAACACGTTTTACTAATGGACTCATATTGACGCCATTTTGTGTTGCTTTACCGTTTTCGCTTATTTGTTGAGCTTTTTTATTTCCCGCATAAACTTTTAATACATTTTCATATTCTAAATCTTGGAATAATGTATCTGCTACTGTTGGATTATTATTTACCTCAATTAATACATATGCGTTGTTGTAATATTCTCCAGCCATTTTAATAATATCTGGAAATAACATTGGATGCAATTGATTATTTCTATATGTAGCTACTTGAGTATATGGAATTGTTGATACATCAAAAATAGAAAATGCGGCATAATCTAAGTTTTTCCCTTCTGAAACGTCAACAGTCATTGCATAGATGTGATCTTTATCTATTTGTTTTTTCGTTTCTTCATCAAATAATTCTTTAACTGGAGGAATAAATACATCCATTTCATTTGGAATTGTTATTCCGGAGAATATTTCATCATCTGTATCTAATGGATCTATTGCAACAAGAGTTTGTAATTTAGATCCGTCGATTAATGTATTTGTAGAACCTAAAAATTGGCAACCAAATTCTTGGTTAAACTGACGAGCAGAAGTATTTCTAATCGTAGTTTCTTTCCAGTTTTCATCGCGCCCTGGAACTCTAGACCAATGAATATCAACAGCTTTATAATCACTCTTTTTACTTACTGCATCCATCCACATTTTGTAGTATAAATTCATACCACGAGGAGTAGATACAATAATAATTTTTGTAGTTTTACCTGATGAAATTACAGGATATGTTGAAGTAAAGAATTCTTCTGCTAAGTTATTATGAACGTGAGCAAACTCGTCCATAAATACAAGGTTAAATGATCCGCCACGAACAGAAGAAGCAGCAGTAGAAGCTGCTAACATCTTAGAACCATTTTCTAACTCAATACTACCTTTATTCCATATAACAATACCTTGTTGTAGCCACATAGGTAAATTTTCATATGCTAATTGGTATCTAGATAGAATCTCAACAGCTAATGATTTTTTATTGGCAGTAATAGCAATGTTATAATTTTCAGTAAATAGCGATAACCATAAAAGATAACCAACAGATGTGGTGGTTTTACCTGATTGTCGACCAATTCTTACAATAGAAAATCTATTCTCATGAAATGCTTGAACCATTTCTTCTTGGTAATCATGCATATTAAAATAAACAAGACCTTCATCAAGATTAATAATTTTTACATAATTTCTAATAAAATATATTGGATTATTAATACATTTTCTAATCTCATCTCTTTGGAATTCATCAAATTCCCAATTTTCAATGCCTGCTCTTCTTAAATTAGGGTTATCTCTATAATATAATTTATTACTGCCTTCAAAATCAATCATTCAGTATTCTCATTTTTAATAGATCTTATTAAATCTTTTGTGGATCCAACGAAAACTGCATTTTTTATATTTTGTGTAACGGTTTCTTTTTTTCCGGTAATGTCGCGCATTTTCTTTTGAACTTCTAGTAGTTCTTTTGATGCATCAACAACAGTTTTGATCATATTACCTGCGACTTCAAAATCGCGAGCTTTTTCTGATTGTCTAGCAATTGCTAACATATCATCAATAGCCTCAGTACCTTTTGCAATTAGCGAATCAATACTTTCTCTAGTTCGTTCATAATCAGTTTTTAAGTCATGATCAAGTAATGTAGATAAATCGTGCGTTGATGGTTCCGTCGGTAAAAACTCAGCGAATTCAGTTTCATGGTCTATTATAGATGGAGGGACGTTAAATATCCCTTCCATAGTTCGTTCAAATTTACTCATAAATTTTTATTATATTGTATTATCAATAGTTGTGATAGCTAACCCATAAGGACCAACTGGCGGAAAAGTATTTGGAGTTGGTGTTATTGATGTTGCATAAACAAGTCCAGCTTCAGGTAGAGATCCAATAAAGTATTCAGCTGATCCATCGACATTTCGTAAAATTGAATTCTCCGTAAACGAACCAATTACATTTGTTACAGATAGTATTTTTGTATATTTGTCCCAAGAAGCAACTGTAGCTTTAGCTGATGCTGTATCATAATTATAACCCTGAAATACATTTTGCCCTCCTGCAAAATCACCAAATCCATCTATTAATTTTATGTTATAATACTGATAACTTTGTGGTATATACATATTTGTATTTGCCATCAAAATAGGAATATATGTTTGTGGAGGTTGATAAATAAAACTTCTAGCAGTAAATGTTAAAGTTCTAAATACAGATCTAACTGGGGAATCAAATGAGCCTGTAGAATCTTCTTCCTGTGAATCACCATTAAAGGTTACTGGAATTGTTTTAATTATACCAGCCTCTGGAACCATTACAATACGCATATTATAATCTGGTTGAAAATGCGATAAAATATATTCCATTATTTGATTGGCATCTTCAATATTTCTTGTATATAATATTAATTCAAAATTAAAATTATATGGAATTGGAGAATTAACGTATGTATCTCCAGTAGATGCGCACCCCATTAATTTATTTGCTGGGTTTAATTTTCTATCTACGTCATATTCCATGGTTGTTAAACCATATTCAATACGGGGTAAAGTTATTTGCACTTTTTCACGAGAGATATCTAATCTCTTAACGTATTTTTCTTTATCGCCATAAATAATCGGAACAATTATTCTTTCTACTTCTATACCATTATCATCATATTTTATTAATGGAATATCTTTAAATAAACTGGCAAATGCAATAGTAGTTTTTCTTATTGATTGTAATCTATATGTCATATTTTACCCTTAGTATTTTAAACTACCAAAACCTTGTGATGAGTCTAAGAATCCAATAACTTCATTAAATATTGGTAAATTATCGAATTGAGATTCACGAACTTTTGTATCAGAAGATGTTAATAGATAATGACCATTACTATTTGCTCCATAAATATAACCTGCTGAATTTGAGAATTCCCCTTTGGTATTCATTACAACTAATATTGTATTTGCTGCATCCCAAGAAACTACTTCAGCTTGAGCTAATTTATTATTTGCAGCTCCTTGATAAATAATTTCGCCAGCCACGTAATTACCGGTTCCATTTTGAACGTCAATTATCGTTTTATATGCTTCAATAAGTTCTATTTCATCAATAAACTCAATACCAGTATCAAGGCTTTCGTCATTATATTTGAACGGTTCAAGAGATAATTCGTAATAAAATGGTCTTATTCTACCTAGAGTATATAAATCTTTTGATGTGTTAACAAACTTAATTTCAAATAATTCGCCTGAATCTTTAAAAAATGGAATAAAAATTAAATTTCCTTCCTTTGGAACTTCGAACTGATTATTAGTTCGTTTCATAAATTCTTTAAAGGTAAATTGAATTTTAGTCTGGTTTCTTACTTCCAATCCAAATTTAGAAAAGAAATCCTGTTCGTCTCCATAATCCATTGTATTGACAAGATACATATCCATTTTATACGCGTCATCAAAATGCTTTAAAGGATCGTCTCCATAGATCAAATCTCGTCCTTCAACGTTCGTATTTGGAATATAGTACCCGCTAAAGCCTTGGATATTTATCGCCTCGTTGTAGAGATCCTCAATTAAATTTATCTCGACTGCAGGTTTACCATAATTCTGAAAATATTTACTTGGCATAATGTTTATCCAACTAAAAACTGAACGGGTAATTCGTATCTATCTTGCATTTCAGTTTCCAATCTTTGAATATCTGCTGTTGCTTCGTCAAATGTTTCTTTACCATTTAGCGTCAATCCACCTGGAAGTTGGATTCCTCCAAATTTCTTCATATTATCACCCCATTGACGTTTAAACAATGAAGTAACGTATTCTTTTAGCCAACGGTCATTATAAACGCTTTCATATGTTTCTGGATCAATAGCTTTATATCCTTCTGCAATTACATTAGTTCCGACTGGTATTTGTGTTGAACCCCATCCCCAGTCAACATATAATTTATGGGTATGGCGCTGAAATCTAATTGGAACATCTCCTGTAAACATTTCGCTTAAATTTTGAAGATGCTGCATTGTAATAGAGAAATTGGTATAAGATGTTGATGTAAAATCATATAATTCGTGTAAACGAAGTTGATATCTTAAATCAAACATATTATTTTTTGTGATTGTATCATTAAGAGGAAATACTCTTGTAATGCCTAAAATGCCTGGATCAACATTAAAATATCTTTGATCAACATCTTCTTGCGTAATTACGTGCATCCAATAAAAAGATTCAGTTGCATCAAAATGATAATCCTGATAAAATTGTAATGCGTCATCAATTCTATCTTCTAATTGGTCATCATCAACATTAATCTTTATTACTGGAGCACCCAATCTTCTTAGAGCATAATCTTTTAATTCATCTCTTGTTGTAACATGTGCCATTAGGAATCCCTTTATTTTAAACTTTATTATCTATTTATAACAAAGAGATTATTTTAAAATAATGCTTTTTTTACTTGCATAGCCCAATAATATGCGTGTTTGCTATCAACTCTAATATTAAAATTACTTGGTTTTTCAAATATGCTGTTTGTATTTTCATAATGACATTTATCTACAGTGTCCATAAATACCATTAAATCTGCTTTGAAATATTTTCTAATTTGTTTAGTTGGAGCAACAAAATCACAAATAACATAATCTGCTTTAGAATTTTCGGCTAAGTATTTCATTCTGTCGCATTGACGCATTCTTCCCTGATCGCTAAAATCCCAATCATTATATTGTTTTCTAATAACGTCAGCATTAAACCATTCGCAATTAGGTAAAATTTTAGATAATTCTTTTGCTAATGTTGTTTTGCCGGAATTAGGTAATCCCATTATTAAAATTTTCATATTCTTTCTCAATAAGTAATTTTGCTTGTTCTAATGGTTCTTTCCAAGATCTAACTACAGTTTGTTCTAATACAGTAAAATTATCTCCATACCATGGCGTTGAATTATCAGTTCTAGTTGATGTCCAAACAAAATATTTTGCAATAGGAGTTAAAACAATTGTTCGTTTGCCAATTGCTCCAGCTGCATGAACTAAACTTGTGCAAGACGATACTATTATATCCATTTGATCAATAAAATCCAATGTATCTTCCCATGAATTAATCTTATCCTTTAAAGAAATGGTTCTAGGATGCTCTTCTTCCATATTAAAATAATAAATTGATACGTTTTCAGGCATTATACCTAACATCTCTTTAATAGGAATTGTACGATAAATATCTTGTGCAAAATATGGATTACCATTACATTTAATACCAATTTTAAATTTCTTATCTTTTAATTGATTTTTCTTTTGTTTTAATGGAGTTAAATAAGGACCTTTCCATAACTGCGATTCATTTAATCCAAGGTATCCAGGAAGAGCCATCATATGAGTCCAAAGATAATCTTTTTTAAAAAATAAAGTATTTGTTACAATTTTATATCCGTGTCGTCTAAACAAATCAACTATGTCTGGTCTATGTGTATACCAAGAAGAATATAAAATTGGATACATACCTAAACTTTTAAGATTATCTAAGAATCTAATATTAATTAATTCATCTCCAATACCTCCTTCGCCATTTATAACAATAGTTTTTCCAGGTTGTATCCCACCTTCCCAGAATTTTAATTTTAAATTATCTTCAAAAAAATAATTTTTCGGTTTAAATGCAGTAATAAAAGAAATTATACCTTTGGCAGTTTTACCTTCTCTTAATAATTTTCCAGATAAAGAATAATCTAATGATTCTAATAATTTTTCATTAGTAGTTGATACATTAGCAATCATTCCTTCTGCTTCTTCTCGATGACCCATTAATGCTAAATTAAACGCTTTATGCATTAACGTATCTGGATCATTAGGTTTAATTTTTAAATTTAATTCGATATAAAATAATGCTTTTTCCGGATAATTAAGGTCATTATAACATTGATATAAATTTTCCCTAGCTAGAAATAACTGTTCTGTTGTCGTAACGTGAGTATAAGCATATTCAGCGCATTTTAACCTTAATTCGTGATATTGCGCTTCAATTGCACATTCTCCAATAATATCATAATCTGCAATGCATGTTGCTTGGGTAAAAAAATGATCAAGCAACTCACGAGCTTGTTTATATTTTTCTTTGGACCTTAGAGAAGATATTACTGATTTTAGCCCGTCAATTTTAATCATATTCTTTAATCACTACAAGTTTAATGTGAACTTCCATAATAATATTATTATGTTCGTGCATGTACCGTTCAACTTCAACAACAGTTTTTCCTGTAAAAACTTCAATATATTTTGGATCAGGAATATTTTGTGTTTCTACAACTTCAAAATCTACATTAAAATAATGACCTAAACGAGATGCAGCAGCTCCTTGTTTAATTGAAGCGTCATTATATTTTTTGCTAAATAACCATAAGCCATCAGCTGTAATTGCTCTACGATGAGTTGGGTCATTGGCAAAATATTCATGTCTATGATGAGGTACAACGATATCTATAATTGCTCCATGTTGACATACACGGTACAATTCTTGTAATACATGGAAGTAGCCCTCTCCTAAATGTTCAAAGACGTGATGAGCGATTACTTCATCTACAGTGCCGTCTTCAAACGGGAATTTTTCAGTTTCAATGTTAAAACAATAATCTGGTTTGCAATTTTCATCATAATCGACATTCACAAACCCCTCAAAGCGTTTATCGCCAGATCCTAAGTGTAATTTCATAATTTACTCAAATTTATTTGTTATTATTGGACTATGCCCTAATCTACAATCAAACTGACGGCAAGCTTTTGGTCTAATATCGTAAATAGTGCATTTTTTATCATGATCGAGGTAAATACAACCTCGATCAGTTCTTGGTATTGCTATAGCAGGTTTTTCGTTATCACCTACATTTAAAAAAGTATATATGTAATTTCCAGAGGAAAATTCTTCATCTGTTAAAAATGGAGAAAGGCGTTCGCAACATTCCGTACAAGATTTTGTTTGGCATGGAACATCTGATTCTGGTATATCTCGCTCAATTGCTACAGCTTTTAAATAAAACGTTTTATATTTCATTTCCAGACTTCTAACCCTTTAAATTCCTGCAATAAATCAGGCGGTAAAATAAATTCTCTTTCAATATATTTTACTTCTTTTCTAATATCATGTAAACCAATTATTCCTGCTTCTAAATCATATTCGTCATATGATGTTTCTACATTAGAAAAATCGTGTTCAAAATAAGGCTCATCTATAAAAGCATAAACAGCTCGCATAGTTTTTTCTGGGTATTTTGCTAATTGCTCATAATCAACTAACATAATATTACGTTTTTGTTGGCTGCACATGGCTTCTTTTAATGAATCATAGGCAAATCTAACTGTATGCCCTGGACTCATAGAGGCATATGCACGCGTGTAAATGGTCTCTGCTTCCTGTTCAGAATACATCCTTGATAACGTAAAGGGATTGGCTTTAAACAACCGCTCAAAGGAATCTAGGATCCAATTTATATCTCTTACGCAGCATATTACTTTTGAATCGGGAGATACTTGTTCAAGTTGCGCAAGAAGATTAGTCCATCCACGATTTGTATTAAAACATACTTCTTGCGAAATATGCGAGTGATATGTTTGGATTATGTTTTTGATTAATTCAATGCGTTTTTCTTCTGGACATTGAAGAGCGTATCCTGGACCTGCATAAGAATGAACAATAATTGATCGAACAAACCTTGCTAGGGGATTTGAAATATTTGAATAGAAATTTGGATTCTGGTTCAAGATTGCAGTAAGCAGAGTTGAACCAGATCTAGGTAAACCTGAAATAAAATGATATTTTTTAGGCATAATATACTCACAGTAAAATTAAAAATTACTAAAATATATATTAAAATAATTTACCCGCCATATGATAATCCTAGCGTATAATCATATCCACAAGAAATTTGTTTCCATTCAAGGTTGCCGCTAATAACAGTTGCTGGACTGCTTGTATAAAGAGAAGAAACGCCAGTTCCAAGCAGTCCGTAACCATTTCTCCCCCAAGCCCATAATGTTCCATCTGTTTTTAATGCTGTTGTATGCAGAGCTCCACAAGAAATTTGTTTCCAATTAGTTCCCCCTCCAGAAACAGTTGCTGGGCTGGATTTTTGTACAGTTGTGCCATCACCAAGTTGGCGATAACTATTACCTCCCCAAGTCCATAATGTTCCGTCTGTTTTGATTGCTGCTGTATGGTAAAATCCGACTGAAACTTGGCTCCAATTAGTTCCTCCTCCAGCAACATTTACTGGACTAGATTTAGATACGGTTGTTCCGTCGCCAAGTCGCCCATCATAGTTAGCTCCCCAAGTCCATAATGTTCCGTCTGTTTTGATTCCTGTTGTATGATACTGCGCTGAAACTTGGCTCCAGTTAGTTCCACCGGCAACAGTGGTTACTGGGCTAGATTTATGTATAGTTGTGCCGTCGCCTAATTGACAAGAGTCATTGCGCCCCCAAGTCCATAATGTTCCGTCTGTTTTTATTCCTACTGTGTAAAACGCTCCGCAAGAAACTTGGCTCCAATTAGTTCCGCCTCCAGCTGTGGTTACTGGGCTTAATCTAGCAATAGTTGTACCATCGCCAAGTTGGCCATAACCAATACCCTGATAACTATTCTGCCCCCAAGTCCATAATGTTCCATCTGTTTTTATTGCTGCTGAGTAAGCATAGCCGCATGAAACTTGTTTCCAGTTAGTTCCACCGGCAACAGTGGTTACTGGGCTAAATCCAGAAGTATATTCGCTTGTATTTCCGTATTGTCCGTAGACATTGGATCCCCAAGTCCATAATGTTCCATCCGTTTTAATTCCTGCGGAGTGCCTGTGCCTAGAAGCAGTTACTTGCGTCCAACCATTTGCTTCTACAACAATAGGCGTTGGGCTAACATACCCGTTGGCTTCACTGGTTTGTCCTGCTCTAAACCAATTATTATCCCCCCAACTAAGTATTTGTGCATCCCGTAAAGAGTTTCGGCGTAGTAATATATCATCAATATCCACTACATAGTTTCCAATTTGCGATATTTTAAATCCTGTTGCCATTATAATTCCTTTAATCTAAACATTTGAATTAATCCCTGATCGAATGAGTGGAATAGCCATGGTCTAAAAAATATGCCCTGCCCAGGTTCCAATAGATAGTTTACTGTTAAATCCCATTCAAATAAATTTCTATATCCAAATTTATATTGATCTAGCGCAGTTTTGGCTCCAGATTGATGTTCAAATATATTGCAAGTAGATCTTTCTAGGGCAACTACAAATAACCATTCATTTAAATCGTTAAAATCTTCAAAATGTATGAATAATTCCGGTTCTCTAAATACACCAGAACGATCTAAGTCAACAGTAACGGTTTTTCCTAATACAGAGGAAAATAATTCATCAGAGTCTGGAGAAACAGCATTAAATTGTTCAATTTCATACCCAAAATCAGTTTTGGTATATTGTAAGTTTTTTACAACAAGCGAAAGATTAATTGCTTCTTGTTTGGTATAAAATCCATCAATAGTCATTGTTTTAATAAAAGCCATTTATTTACCAACCTGAAGCTTCAGAGATTGCAAATATAGACTGTCTTACAAAAGAAACTTGTTTCCAATTATTTCCTACAGCTACAGTTGTTACTGGACTAGATTTAAAAACTGATACTTGATAAGAGCCAAGTTGACCATAGTTATTAGATCCCCAATTCCATAGCGACCCATCTGTTTTTATTGCTGCTGTGTTTTGACTGCCACAAACAACTTGTTTCCAGTTAGTTCCACCTCCGAGAGTTGTTACTGGACTAGTAGACCTACTAATCTGCGTCCCATCTCCGAGTTGACCCGAAGCGTTATTTCCCCAAGTCCATAATGTTCCATCTGTTTTTATTGCTGCTGTGTGAGAATTTCCGCAAGCTACCTGTTTCCAGTTAGATCCAAAGTTTACACCTAGAGATGTAGGGCTACCAGTATTCACTCCACCATCGGGGTTAAATCCCCAACCCCATAATGTCCCATTTGTCTTTAATGCAATTGTATATCGACTACCACAAGAAACTTGTTTCCAGTTAGTTCCACCTCCAGCAGTTGTCACCGGACTAGATTTATCTACAGAACCTGCTGTTCCATCTCCAAGCTGCTGATAATTATTATCTCCCCAAACCCATAATGTTCCATCTGTTTTTAATGCTGCTGTATGATCATCGCCGCAAGCTACTTGCTTCCAGTTAGTTCCGCCTCCAACAGTTGTTACCGGACTTGATTTAGAGACAGTTGTATTATCGCCTATCTGGCCTTGCAAGTTATATCCCCAAGCCCATAATGTTCCATCTGTTTTAATTGCTGCTGTATGATAATTTCCACCTGCAACTTGTTTCCAATTAATTCCACCCCCAGCAACGGTTACTGGACTTAATTTACCGACATATGTATTATCGCCTAATTGGCCATAGTCATTGTATCCCCAAGTCCATAATGTTCCATCTGTCTTGATTGCTGCAGCGTGAATGCCGTGACCGCTTGCGACTTGTTTCCAGTTAGTTCCGCCTCCACCAGTTGTTACCAAACTTGATTTATTTGCAGATGTCCCGTCTCCAAGCGACCCCCAAGAATTATACCCACAAGCCAATAATTGCGGAGCTTTCGTACTTGGGATTAAATATGGGTACCAATCCATAGCGTATTCTTTAGTAACATATTTAATCCCCAAATCTGCTCCATCATTATCAGTAAAACCTAATGTTGCCATATTAGATTCCTAATATTTCAGGTATAGGTGGAACTGGGTCGCCGATATCTACTAAATTCAATTCTTCAGCTGTAGTTTTTGAATCTATTTCGATTCCTTTCGTAACTTCCCAATCAAATTGAGCCTGAATATAAGCATCTGCAGCCGTTACAACTAACCCTAATTCTTGTTTAGATAATGTTAACCATGTTTCTGGAAATTTCCATTGAATCGTATCGGTATCATTCATTAATAGATATTTTTGTACAAATATATTTCTATTATCTCTACTGGTGTCAATTGAAACTTCTGTATCTTGAATTGTTATTTTTGTTCCTGCATTTTCTTTTATATAACGATTCGCTGCTACTTTTTGTTTTAAGCTTTGTTTAATAAATTCAATTTGAATTGGTAAAATTTCAAAAGTACCAATAGCAGTTCCAGTTGAGAAATCCCAGAATGGTCCATGCAAATATTCAGTTTTTTGATTATAAGCTGGATATTCATATCTTGCAGGATAAATATGGGTATTTTCGTCTATTGTAATTATTTCTTCATCAGTTTTGGTTAATGGAAGTTTGTATTCTATTTCTAAATCTTCCTCGAGAGTTGATTCAAAAGATCGGTAATTCCAAGCTCTTGGTCCATTAAGTACATGATTATTATTTGCTAAAACATATGATGTCATTTTTAATATCCTATTGCTGCTGTATTATTATCGCCGCAAGCTACTTGCTTCCAGTTAGTTCCGCCTCCAACAGTTGTTACCGGACTTAAATTTCTGGCAGTTGTATTATCTCCTGATTGGCCATAATTATTTACCCCCCAAGTCCATAATGTTCCATCTGTTTTTATTGCTGCTGAATCAGCAAAACAACAAGCTACTTGTTTCCAGTTAGTTCCACCTCCAGCAGTTGTTACTGGACTCATTTTACTTGCAGGGTAAACTCCTAATCCATCACCAAGTTGGCCATAATAATTATTTCCCCAAGTCCATAATGTTCCATTTGTTTTTATTGCTGCTGTATGATAGCCTCCACATGCAACTTGTTTCCAGTTAGTTCCGCCTCCAACAGTAGTCACCGGACTGGATTTATTGACAGTTGTAT